AATTTTTTGTCTAATAGTTATATTTTCAATAATTTATAGTATAATGCGTGCTATTTAATAAACATAAATTAATAAAGGTAGTTTAATAAAATAAATTTTTTTAATAATATAATATTATAATATTATATAGAAATGGAAAATGCGTTAATAAATATTGATTCTAAGTATAGAAATAAAATTATATATCCAAATGCAGGAAAATTTAGTATTAAATTGGGCGATAAACTTAAAAATGTTGAATATATAAAAATAACTAGTATTGAATTTCCCAATTTTTATTATACTTTTGAACAAAAAAAAAATAATACATCTTTTATAATTAATATTAATTCAAATTCATATATTGTTCAAATAAGTAATGGAAATTATACTAATACTAGTTTAATAAATAAAATAAATAATATTTTGACTTCTTTAAGTTTACCAACATTTAATTTTAACGATAATAACTTATTAAAAATAATTCATTCGAATAATTTTACTTTAGATTTTTCAACTTTTAATATTTATGAATCCTTAGGAACTATTTTAGGTTTTTCCAATAATATATATAATAGTCAATATGATAATATTAATAATAATTATTATATACAAGCAGAAAATCAATTAAACATACCCAATGATAATTATATTTTTATACGTATAAATGATTATGGAATTATATATAATACAGATAAAATTTTAGATAAATATATTCAATTAGATACAAGTTATAGATTAAATAAAAATACTTATTTAGGAAAAATAATCTTAAATAAAAAAAATGAATATGTTTATGATAATAAAAATTTTATAACTAAACAATATATATTTAGACAACGAGTAAATATTGATAGATTTGATATTGAACTTTTAGATCCCTATTTTAATACGATAGATATGAATAATTTAGATTATTCATTAACATTAGAATTAGGTTATTTAATATAATATTAAATATTATATTTTTCTAAACTTTCACGATGCTCCCATAAATAAATTTTTTTGATACGTTACATTTAATATATATAATTTATATATATTAAATTTATGTTTGGGGTTAATTTTGGCTGAATGAAATTGATGTGATTTCTGAGATTATTAATTTCAAATCCGTAGCATCGCTATATTGAGTTAAGTATATTTAAAAAATTGAATATAAACTTACTAACACATATATACCAAGGAGTTTGTTTTATAATATTATTAGCACAATCTGGACAAAATCCTTTTTTTTTGATATAGGAAAAAAAAAATATTGGACCGTTGATTTCATCTGAATGAACTTTACATTTAGAACATTTGCCAATAAGATCATAAATATAAATATAATTATAATTAGTAGATGATATAGTTTTATAATTATTATTGTGTTTATAACAATTATTACAAATATAATGACCACATCTAGAATCAACCCTAATAGAATAATCTATTGATTTATTTTTATTTTTATATTTATATTCTGTTAAACATAAAGGACAAAAATTAAATTTAAATTTATAATCTTTTAAATTAACTAATATAATATTATCTGTAGTACTTATTTTATAAAGATTAGTATATTTTCTACATTTAAAATTACAACCAATCATACAAGCTTGATTTTTCCATTTATTTTGTTTAATATCATTCATATATTAAAAATTAATATATTAAATATATTAATTCTTAATATATATTTTTTAAATCAAAATAATAATTCTAAATATATTTAAAGTTATTTTGTATTTTTAATTTTAATGAAAAATAAAGTTGCGATAGGTATTGATTTAGGTACAACTTATAGTTGTGTTGCAGTATGGAAAAATGGAAATGTTGAAATTATAGCAAATGATTTAGGTGATCGAACAACACCATCTTATGTCAGTTTTACAGAAACTGAAAGATTAATTGGTACGGCGGCTAAAAATATTGCTTCGAGCAATCCAGAAAATACTGTGTATGATACAAAACGTATGATTGGACGAGATTATAATGATGAAAAAATTCAAGAAGATATTAAACATTATTCTTTCAATTTAATTAATCATAATAATAAACCTAAAATTTCAGTAAAATACAAAAATGAAAAAAAAGAATTCTCGCCGGAGGAAATTTCTTCAATGGTCTTAACTAAAATGAAACAATCGGCTGAAGATTATTTAGGACATGAAGTTCATAATGCTGTAATAACTGTACCGGCATATTTTAATGATGCGCAAAGACAAGCAACTAAAGATGCTGGAATGATTGCCGGATTAAATGTATTAAGAATTATTAACGAACCAACAGCAGCTGCTATTGCTTATGGTCTAGATAAAATCAGTGCAAAAGCAAGAAATGTATTAATATTTGATTTCGGAGGTAAATACGATACTGCCTCCTGGGTATGTTAGATACCCCCTATATATAATTTATATATAGGAACCTGGTTAATTGCTGGAAACTCCTAAAGCTTTTCCTACCACAACGTAATCTGTGAGGATAAACGTGAAGGTTTAAAAAAGGTAAAAGATGTTACAATGGACAATCAGCAGCCAATCATGTTAGTAATAACATGCCGGTTCAACGACTAGGATAAGTAGAGTTTATAACTTGAACATCCCACGAATGCCAGGATTTACTTAACTAATAAATAGATTTAAAAAATGAGTATATACTAATTATATGGATAATAGACAATTACTATTAGATAATATTATTGAAATAAAATTAAATGATGATAATGTGGATATATTATCACTAAAATTAGAATATTCAATGAATAAATATTCTGCTAAAAAAAATAATATATGGCATCTATTATTAAACGATAAACCTTTAGCTAAAAAAGATAAATATATTATTAAATATAAATGTATTAATTGTTCATCAGTGCATTCTATAGGGTCAACCCAATTAATAAGAAAAATTAATAAATGTTCGATAAATTGTTATTTATGTAGAAATAGTAATGATGAAAAAAGATATAATCATTCATTATTCATGATGAATAAGTTTCATAGAAATAAAATTAATGTTAAAAAAGATATTGATAATATAAATACTCCTATATATTTAAAAGAAAATAGTTTAATGCTATTTAATGAATATGATGATGATTTTAAAGAAAATTATTTTTCTTTCCATTTAACGGACTCCGATTATAATAGAATATCTAAAAATATAATAAGCTTTCATAATAACAATTTAAACGATATAGATAATTATGAATATTGGGCTATTATTAAAGTAGCAAATCAAATGAGATTTAGCAGTTTTATATATGATAAAAAAAATAATAGTTTATTTAAAGCTCATCAACCGATATTAAAATGTGATAATTGTAATTCAATTTGGAGAGCTAAAACATTAGAAAAATTTAAAAATAATATAAAAATATTATGTCATGATTGTTCTTTGGTTAATAAAATATTTAATTTAAAAGCATATAATAATTGCAATAATGAAAAAATATTATACCAATCTAAATTAGAACTTAAATTTATAAAATGGTGTAATGAAAATAAAATAATTGTATATAATGGTCCGAAAGTACCTTATTCTTTTGAAAATAAAAATCGAATATATAAAGTTGATTTTCAAATTAATGATATTTTAATTGAAATTAAAGACAATCATATATGGCATAAAAATGATATTAAATCTGGTAAATGGAATGCAAAAGAAATGGCAGTTAAAAATTTGATATTATCAAAAAAATATAGTAATTATTTTTTAATAAATCCACATAATTGGTTAATAAATTTAAATAAATTATATTTATTAGTTAGTAAATAAGATATAGTCTGAACTTGTATGAAAGTACAAGAAGCGACGGTTAAACTCCCTCGCGATAACATTTGGGTACTCATGATATTTCATTACTATCATTAGAAGATGGGATTTTTGAAGTAAAAGCCACATCTGGTAATACTCATTTAGGAGGAGAAGATATTGATAATCGTGTTGTTAATTATATAGTTGACGAATTTAAGAAAAAACATAAAATTAATCTTATAGATAATAAAAAATGTTTACGTAGAATTAGATCAGTTGTTGAAAAAGCTAAACATTCATTATCAGGATTAACACAAACAACTATCGAATTAGATTCTTTATATGAAGGTATTGATTTTAGTACAGTATTAAATCGAGCAAAATTTGAAAGTTTATGTTCTGATATTTTTCAAAAAACATTAGAACCTGTTGATAAAGTTCTAAAAGATGCGAAATTAAGCAAAGCTGAAGTTGATGATATTGTATTAGTTGGTGGGTCTACTAGAATTCCAAAAATTCAAGAATTACTATCTAAATATTTTAATGGTAAAGATTTATGTAAATCTATTAATCCAGATGAAGCAATTGCGTACGGTGCAGCTGTCCAAGCAGCTATTTTATCAGGGATTTCAGATAGTAAACTAGATCAATTAGTATTATTAGATGTAACACCATTATCATTAGGTGTAGAAACAGCTGGTAATATTATGACTGTATTAATTCCCCGTGGAACAACGTTACCAACTAAAAAAACCCAAACATTTTCAACAGCTGTTGATAATCAACCTGGAGTTACTATTCAAGTATATGAAGGTGAACGTCAGTTAACTGTACATAATAATAAATTAGGTGAATTCCATCTTAAAGGTATTCCACCTATGCAACGAGGTGTTCCTCAAATCGAAATTACTTATGATGTAGATGCAAATGGTATTCTTCAAGTATCTGCTGTAGAAAAATCCACAGGAAAATCAGAAAAAATTACTATTACTAATGATTCTAATAAATTAAGTAAAGAAGAAATTGAAAATATGATCAAAGAAGCTGAAAAATTTAAAGAAGATGATGAAAATATCAGAAAAAAAATAGAAGCTAAAAATAGTTTGGAAAGTTATTGTTATAATATTAAATCATCTGTATTGAATGATGAAAAAATGAAAGAATCGCTAGGAACTGATGTATCCACTATTGAAACATCAGTAGATTCAACCTTAAAATGGTTAGATGATAATCCTAATTCTACGACTGAAGAATTAGAAGCAAAAAGAAAAGAAATCGAAACTGAATTATCTCCTTTAATTACTAAAGCTTATCAAGCTAATATGCCAGCAGGTATGCCACCAGGAATGTCTCCTGGTATGCCTACTGATATGCCCACAGATATGCCCACAGATATGCCTAGTCCTAATATTGACTAATAATATATTTATATTATTAAATAGTCTTTTTTAGACATTTTTTTTTTTTATTTTTGTTTGAAATTTTTCAACTGTTACTGGTTTAGATATTGCATATAAAAATAATGGTATAAAAACTAGATTTAAAATTACAGATATACCTAAACCTATATAATAACCTTTTTTTGGTTTACATGTATTAACTAGTTGATTGAACATTAATATAGATTATAAAAATAAATTTTTAATTTATTTTTATAATATTTTATTACCTTAAAATTATTATAATTATTTTTTCATAATGTCATTGTATATAAAAGAATTATTCCCAAAATTATATTTAAAGATAAATTTAAAAAATAAACTTGTTTTATATTGACTATTTTATTAACCTAAAATTATTATAATTGTTTTTATTACGTCTTTAATAATCAAAATATTATATAAATTTATAAACTATTTGGAGTTAGAATAAAATTAAAAAAATCATTATTAATTTATATATAACCTCAACTGTGTAGAAAGTTCTAAATTTAAATTTTTAAAGAAAATCTAGTTATATACTTGTACAATACTACTAATTACATTTGTCATTGTATTTACATTAATAATAAAATATCTGTTTCTATTTTTATATAAATAGATATTTTTTTTTGACACATATAATTTTTTAACCAGTAGTAAATCATTTTTTGAAATTTCCAAAATACTAATTCCATAATCAATATCCGAAGCTGATAAAGTATAACATAATTTAAGTTGTAAAGGGAAATTATAAATTTTAGAATTTATAGCTTCTAAATATAAATATTTGAAAACAGCAATTTTAATAAGATTTTTTAATTTTTCATCATAAGAATTTTGGAATACTTTTGCAGACAAAGGTATACATTCAATAGTTTCATCATTATTAACATTAATTTTAAAAACAGAATTCATACAATAATTAATAATAAAATTAATATTTAAATAATCAATTTTTATACAATAATTAAATCTGAATTTTTAATATCAAAAGATACATCAATATTAGCATTATAATTTTCTCTATAAATTTCTTCTTCAATTGTATTTTCAATCAAAATACGCATTACTAAAATTTTATGTTTTTGTCCAATACGACATCCTCTTGCAATAGCTTGATATTCAATTGATCTAATCTCTTCACTGCTTGCATTAATAGGTTCAACGAAAAATATATGCGTAGCTTCGGTTAAATTTGTACCAGAAGCTGCATTTTTTAAACTTAACATAATAATTTTATTATCTATACCATTTTTAAATTTGGTAATAGCAGATGTTCTAGACCATATATTTCCTTTAATAAAACTATTTTTAATATTATTATCTATAAGTGTTTTACCTATTAATGTAAGCATATCGTCCCATTGTGAAAAAACAATAATACGTACATCATCATGTGTAATCAAATATTTAATAATGGAGATTAATTTTCCAAGTTTTGATCCATATTTTTGAATCAAAGGACATATATCTTCATCCTTTTTATTTAGGTTATTAATTAATATTAAATCTTTACCCATTAAGTCAGTTTTACATATTGGACAATTTTTTTTATTTTGTAAACATAATTTAATACATGTATTACAAAATAAATGTCCACAAGTTGTTAAAGTTGGATGTATAATTTGTTCTAAACAAATAGAACAATTTTCTTCATTAAAAACTTCTGGTGAATTCATTTTCTCGAGAATGGTAAATAAATATTTTGATTCTGTAATATGTGTTTCATATGTTTTTTTTAACATATGATATTCTTGACGATTTTTATCTAAATTATCTAATTTATTTTTATACATTTCATAGTTATTTTTATGATAAGTAATTAATTTATCTTGCATTAATGCTAAATCAACTTCTACATCGCCAAAAATTTTTTTACTAGATTCAATAATAAGAGGATGACAACATAATTGTTGTAAATATTGAATCGATACTCTCGATTTTTTTTTTGATTCATATAATTGTCTTTCTAACTCAGTTAATTTTATCCAAATAATTTTTTCTTCATACCCTGGTATTTCAATTTGATTAGTTATGTCTTCCTTTCTATGGCGAATAGTTATAGCTTTCAATATTTCATCCCAAATATATTTTTTATTCATAAAATTAAGATTAATCATATTTGTATAGTTAGATTGTACATAATCAAATTGTATATTAGTTTCTTTATCTTGTAACTTTAATTTTATAAATTTAGCACAATTTTTAAGACTAGTAAAATTCATAAAAGGTGTTCCTGATACATACCAATAATAATTTGCATCTATATTTATAATCCATTTTGCCATATATTTACCTAATGCTATAGTATTTAATAATTCACCAAAAATTTCATGACCTTCATCTACAATAAATCTATGAAAATTAAAAAATTCAAATAATGGATATTCCAATTTATTTAATTTTTTTCTATTTGTAATATTATGTATATTTGTAAATATATAATCTCGAATCATATTATTTCTATTTTCAAAATTAAATGTTGATGCTGTACAAAATTGGTAATGAAGTGTTGGATAAAATTTAAAATTCATAATAAATTGATGACTTGTAATAATTATATCTGAATTGATAAAATCATTAAAAGTTAATTTATTATAATCATTTTTTGATAAAATTAATAAAATTTTTAATTTTGAATTTATTTGATTATTTTTTTTATCATAAATACATTTAATTGTTTCATTTTCCCATTGTTTAGCTAAATGTGATGGACATAAAATTAAAGTAGCCTTGGAATTAATTTTATTAATTCCTAATAAATTAGAATATGATAATAAAGGAAAATGATTAGATAATGGGTTAGATAAAATTAAAGCAATACATGATATAGTTTTTCCTAACCCCATTTCATCGGCTAGAATACCACCCATTGATGTTATATTAAAAGATTTATGGTCATTTACACTTGTATTTGATATAGGATCATATAAGACTTTTGTGCCTTTAAAATCAATAATATGAGTATAATTAATATAATAATCTTTTATATTATTTTCTAGTTCTAACATTTTTCCTAATGTTTTTTCTTGATATTTATATAATTGTAATTTAAATTTTTTTGAAGGTATTTGAGATTTTGTATATGGTATAATACTAGTATTTGTGAAATCAATATTAGAAAATATTGGTTCTTGAGTTAAATATAATTCATATAATATAGAATTTAAGGCAAATGACATATTAATATAATTGTGGATTAAACCAGGTTGAATATTTATAATGAATTTAATATCATAATAAAATAGATTATCGTTCCATGTAAAATATTGTGATATATCATAAATTATTTCCCATAAAGGTGATTTATTTATTAATTCAAAAAATATATAATATTGAATTTTTTTTTTAGGACAATATTGAATATATTCTATTGAATTTCCTAGATTATATTTAAACATAATATAATCATCTATATTAAACCCAATTAATTGGATATTACTTGGAGTTATATTAGTATTTACACTAATTTTAAAACATCCTTTGCAAATTTCCATTAAATTTATAATGAAAATAATATTTAGATATATTTTATATATTATAAGACGAATAAGAATGATTAAATAAAAAAATCTTATTAATTAATATATTTTAGACTACCTAATCCATTTTTTATAACTAATATATTATAATTAGTTGCATAACATTTAAATTCATAATTATTATTTACAGGATATTTAATATTTGATTCTTCATTCAAAAAAAATACATTTGGTTTAATTTCTATTTGTAGTTGGGGATTATCAATACCTGAAAAATTACATCCCATTATATTAGTAATTTTTGGATTAGTTGCAAAAGAATACATATATATGTAACTATGTATATTAGTTCTATAATTTTCATGGTTTTGCATAAAATAAAAATATTTATAATCACGCCATCCAATACGTTCATTACTATTAAATAGTAGTCGGGCTTTAACTAATAAATGTTTTTTAGGTTCTAATTCCCATAAATTCAAATTAATATCGGTATCATATAATTCTACAGGAAGATAGGTCATTCTTGCAGAAAAATTAAAATACTCTCCATATAATTTATGGTTAATGGGTTGAATAAAAAATAAGATATCTTTTACAATATTATTAAAATCTAAATTTAATGTCCCTGTATGCATATTTAAATTAATTGATCTTAATTGTGATTGTAAGATTAGTATTTCATAGTTTTTGTTAGAAATTAATATTCGATCGTTACTATCTAAACAATAAAAATTTGCTTGTAAAAATGAATCCTCTATTGGCATTTCTTGATGCATCAAATTACTATGAAATAATTTTGTTTTTTGTAAATTATATTGTAAAATACAAATACAATTATTAAATTCATTAAAAGTAACATCAATATAAATTTCTGAATATTGTAATGCTAATACAGGTAAAGGATTATAATAATCCAAACAAAACCAAAATTTTAATGGTATATATACATATTCAGAATCAATTTTTAAATTCGGTTTATTTATAAAATCGTCTAAACCCAACATTTTTTTTCTATTGTTATCAGAAAAATATAAATCTGTGTATAATTGCATATAATCGCCAGTTTGTTCTTCAATTAATTGACCATTTATATATAATCCAACTTTTTTAATTAAAGCATTTCCTATAAAATCTGTATATTTAATTCTATATAAATTATTTGGATCATTCTCATTAGGTTTTGGATAAATATTTAAATTTGATATAGATAACTTTGGTAATTTAACAACTAAATATAAACCGTATAATAAATCACCTTTACGTTCAATATAAAATCTAATAGTATTTCCCCAATTAATTTTACCCTCTGGATAAAATATTGTATCATATTTAACATAATTATTTTTATTCCGAAAATAAAAATCATTTGCAAATGAAGATAAGTTATGACTTAATAATTCATTATCTAATGATCCTTTTGATGTTAATTCAATAATAGACATAATAAAACATTTAGAAAAAATATTTTTATTATAAGATTATAAGTTTATTTAAGCAATAATAATTTCTAATTTATATTATATTATATATGACACAAATAAATAACTTAGGTATTTTACGATCAAAAATTTTAAAACAATCTTGTGATAGTAATATGTCTACACAAGTTAATATGTTAGAAGCACATGTTTTTAAATATGGATATACATTAAATATTAATGAGATAATAACAAATACTTTTACAAAAATAGATAATACAGTTCCTTCACTTACAGGACCTGCAGGATGTTATTTTTTTGATGTTTCCGATAATTTCAAATTAAAAAATTTTAATAATGAAATAGTTCCTAATGGATTTTATCGATTAAAATCAAATATTGCTTATTATAGTATTGGAGCAACCGGATGGAAAAATGATGAATATTATTTATATAATATTATTAATGGTTTACCTACTAAATTTGCTTTTTCTGGTTATTATATAGATTTAGATCATAGTATTTTAACATTTATTGATGATAATGGAATTTCACATGATGCCACAAATGGTATATATTATTATGATAAACCACATACTATTATTAAATCAATTAATAATATAGTTACAGTCATACCAGATGGGCTTTATTTATTACAATACCAATCAAAAATTCTTGATATGCCTTATATTATATTCGAAATAATTAATGGAATAACAAATGCTTATAATGAATATTTTATTAATATTCATGATAATACTTATTTTTATAATCAAAAAAATTATGGTAAATGTAATGATGGTACGGTAATTGTTACAGAAGAAAAAATTTTAATAAAAACTCTAAATACATGGAAATATATACCTCTATTAAATTTAAATTAAAATCAATATTTTTCTTAATTTATCCTATAAACATAATCGCATTCATTACAAGTTATAAATTGCGTAGGCGGTTCATCTGCTGCTCGTGTTTGTTTCTCTACAATAGTACAATTTGTTTTTTTACATTTTTTACATTTAAATACACTTGATCCTACCTTGTTATTTTTTTTATATTCTTCTAATTCTCGTTTGTGAATAATTTTTTCATATTTATCTGGATTTAATTCTTCAGGTTTTAAATAAGCTATTTTTTTTGGATTGATTGTCTTGTTTAATAAGGCATTCAATAAATACTTAGAATTTTGATTTAAAATCTCATCAAGAATTTCACTACTCTTATTTTCATAGATAGAAATAATTAAATATGGAGTATTATTAAATTCTGCATATTCTTTACTAAATTTATAAATACTATATTCAATATCATCTATTAATTTTTTAATTTCATTTTTAGATTTTGTTTCGACAAGCTTGCATGACTTAATAGGACTTTGTTCTGTTGTTTCAAATATATTTTCTAATTGAGATATAGTAGTTTCTCTAATCTTATTATCAATATCCATTAGTAATATATTTATATAATAAACAAATATTTAATTCAATTTTTTTATAATAAATTGTTCAATATCTTTAACCGTAAATTTAAAATGTTTTTTTAAATCATCGCTTGTACCTGAAAATCCAAAATCATTAATACCATATGCATAATCAACGTATTTATACCAACATATTGTACTCCCAGCTTCTAAACTTATTTTTAGTATTTTAGGAGGCAATATTGATTTTTTATAAGTATCGGTTTGTTGATCAAATAATTGGGTACATACCATTGATACAACAATAATATTATAATTTACCAATTCTTTAGCAATATCTATACACAAATGTATTTCAGAACCAGTTCCTATTAATATTACATCTGTTTTATTTTCTTCTAAATTTTTTCTTTTTAAATTTTTATATATAATATAAGCTCCTTTATGAATATCACTATCATGACTAATTATTGAAGGTATATAAGGAATTGTTTGTCGTGATAAAATTAAACATGACGGACCGTTATATTTTAAAGAAATTTTTAGAGATTCAACTACTTCTTTAATATCACATGGTCTAAAAACATAAGTATGAGGAATACTACGTAATATAGATAATGATTCTACAGGAATATGCGTTTCACCATCTTGACCTATAAACATACTATCATGTGTTAAAATATAGATAACTTTATGTTGAGAAATAGCTGCTAATCTAATACTAGCTAAACAATAATTTGTAAAAATTAAAAAGGTACTTATAATAGGAATAAATCCAAATGTACTTAAACCATTAGCAATTGCTGCCATAGCATGTTCACGAATACCAAAATGAATATATTTACCTTTGAAATTATTTTTTGTGATATAATTACTTTCAATAATTAAACGTGTTGATTCGGCTAAATCAGCTGAACCAATGATAACATTATCTAAATATTTATCTAAAATATTTAAACAAAAATTTGATAAATCTCTTGTTGCATAAGCTTTTGTATTATTTTTGAGAATATCTAATTTAGAACTAATAAAATTATAATTAAAATGATCAATATATATACTATTTAAAAGATTTAATTTACTTTTTTTATAACTAAGTTGATTGAAAAATTCCCATACATCATCATCAATATGAAAATTTTTAGTAGTATTAAAATTAAAAAATTTTTTAAATTCAATTGTATTTTTTTTACCTAATGGTACTCCATGGACTAAATTAGTTCCGGATTGCAAAGATCCATATCCTATAGTTGTATGTACAGATATTAAAGTTGGTTTGTTTGATTGACAAGCTAATATTAATTTATTATATATATCATCAATATCAGTATCTCCATTAATAACTTCTAAAAAATTCCAATTCTGAGCTTTAAATCTTTTTTTGATATTTTCTGTAAAAGTTAAATTTGTATGACCATCAATTGTAGTTTTATTATTATCATATAATAAAATTAAATTATTTAATTCCAAATGTCCTGCTAAGGAACATGCTTCATAACTAATACCTTCCATTAAATCTCCATCACCACACATAACAAATATTTTGTTATCATAATTTAATTTTTTAGAGGCAATAGCCGTCCCTACACCATTTGCAATACCTTGACCTAAAGGACCTGTAGTTACTTCTATACCCAATTTCGGATTAAATTTTGGATGACCTGGTGTGATACTGTATAATTGTCTAAAATTTTGTAAATCTTGCA